CCAGCAATCCGGCGCGCGTTGTTGATCTCATACTTGGGCAGCGCGCTGTTAAGAACTTTACACCACTCCGCGATCTCGCGGTTGGTCGGCAGCATGGCTGCAAGCTGTTCCTCGGTGATGTTCATTTTGTAATACCCTGTTTCTTTTCATAGGTGCGCAGACCACCGAGGCCCAACATGCCCATGAGGACAGTCATCAGAGATGTCATGTCGAACTCAGGCAAAGGCGGCAGGTCAACACCCACCGCCAGCACAACGAACACGATCACAGGCTGCAAGACAAAGTGGTAGGCGAACGCGCTGCCGCATACCCAGCCAATGAACGGACGCCAGCCGCCCTTGAACACAGAGCCAGATGCAGCCTCCGCTTTGTTCACCTCGATCTGTGCAAGCGCCAAGTCCTGCGCGTGACGATCAGCCATCGTGGCAAGCTCATGCGCAAGCTGCGCCTTCTGGTCTTTGTCCTCGATGAATTTATCCAAGAGGCCCGTGACGGGTTCGATGAGTTTTCCGATCATTTCCAATTCTCACTTTCATGCTTGGCGAGTCGCCACATCAGCAAGCCGATGATTGCGACCAGGATGATTTCCGTCACTTGTTCGACTCCATCGCGTTGAATCCAAAGTAAGCAGCAGTTACGCCGCTCACCGCCACGACATACACTGTGGCAATGTCAGCGATCAGCCCAGCAGCCTCGCTGTAGCCCAGCGCAGAGGCCAAGATGATAGCCAGAGGGTAGAGAACCATGCCAGCCAAGGCAAACCAAGTCATTCTCCGCTGCGCATCGCGCTTAGCGTCCGCGTCTTCCATCTTGCGGCGACGATCTTCGAGCATGATCTCTCGCTCTTCTGGATCAATCTTGCCGTTGCCGTTGAAGTCGTATTCTGAGTTGGTCATGTCAAAACCTCACTGCTGCTGCACCAAGAAGTAGGCAAGCAAAGCCAAACCACCAACGCCAGCCAAGAGCGCAAGGCCAACAATAGTGATCGTGATAAGGAGTTCTTTTATCTCAGCGCGGCGATGATCTGTGGCTTGCTTGCGCTTGCGCACCTGTGCCTCGATCCGCATCAACTCCTCCCACCCTGACTGACCGTAAGAGTACTGGATGTATGTCTTTAGTTCAGCGCGCTGACTTTCGATCTTCTTTTTGGCCGCAAAGATTTCTATGGCTTCAGCTTGGACATTGCCGCCAACCTTCCACCACGGGGGATTCTCGGCCTTCTTTGCCAGATAGTCTATGTCACTGATAGCACCTGCCCAAGTGGCAAGCTGGCCGCCCATGTCCTGCAACTCGCGGCCGATCTCAATGCCCTTCTTCAGAGCATTGTAGGCGGCAGACGCCGTGGCTATGACTGTGACCGGATCAAGCATCGCGGTAGGTCCTTGGGCAGCGATAGTCGAAGTCTACGCGGTAAATTATATCATACCAACCGTGAGTTTTCCTCCCACAATCGTAATGGCAGTTCTTATACAGCCACGTGCCTTCTCCGTTAATAAAGAGATGTCCTACAGTGACTAATACAAGGACGCACATTGAGCTTAGGACTCCAGACCCCAGTTGTAGCAATCATAGCCCATGATCATCATGCCTTTGGGTAGGATAAAGGTTTTGAGCACATCGTCCAAAGCCAGCAGACATTGCTCCTCGGTCACGTAAGCCGGGGCGTTTGGGATCGCGCAGTCAATGCTGTCGACGTAGCATATGAGGAGTAAAGGGGTCCACATGGCACAAGTGTACCATGAGTTCTCGTGCCGCGCACCTTAGAACTGAAAACGGTTGATGTTAATCAGAACGTCCCTCGAAAAACGTTTGCGCGAGGCGAAGAGCTGAAGCGGGACTGGACTAGCCCACCCGCTGCCTTCTTGCTCTTTCCTGCACGCTCCAGTGCGATGGCGACCGCCTGCTTCTGCGGGTAACCCTCGTCCCGCAACTGGCCAATGTTCGAGCTTACCGTCTTCTGACTCGATCCGCGTTTCAGTGGCATTATGTCCTCCGCATCATCGCTTGGCGCTGCACATCGATGCGCTCGCGGTTCACATCCGACCGCTCGTCGGCAATCTGCTCTTGCAACTCAAGACGTGCCGAGTCCGTTACCGCCTGCTGCTGAGCTTTCATCTGGTCCAGAGACAGCTTGGCCTGATCAAGCTGCGCTTTGTTCTGCGCTTCCATCTGCCGGATGTTGAGTTCCTGCATGCGGATCGCGACCAGCGGGTCTTGCTGCTGGCCGTCGCGGCCCTTGTAGGTGAGCGACGGCATCAGCTCAGCCAGCATTTCTGCCTCGACTTGCGCAACTCGCGCCTCGATCTGCTCTGGCGTGTACTGAGGTGGGCCCATCGTGGCCATCTCCTGCATACGTTGCTGCGCGATCCTTGGATCAACCGCGCCTGCTTGCACCAGAAGTTGAAGCTGCTGCATCTCTTTCTGCGGGGTGCTGACGATAGTTGATACCTCGCGCTCCACCTGCTCACGCGCCTTCAAGGCAATGTGCTGCATGCAGTGTACCGTCAACGCTGCAAGAACGGCTGGCACCTGCTGCAAGATAGACATCTCGAGCAAGGTAAGATGCGCTTGAATGTGCGCGTCGTGGTCCTGACCCGGGAAGGCCTGCGGGGTCTGACCGGAAACAATCGCGCTGTTCTCTGCGACAGGGTCCTGCGGCTGCGGCTGCGGGACTGGCGGCAGAATCTCGTCGATATTCTGCACCTCCAACGCTTGATACATCCGCCGATACGCTGCATGGAGGTTATGCATTTGCGGGTTCGACTGCGCCAGCTGAAGCTGGGTTTGCGCCAAGGAGACCCGCTGCGCCATCGAGAAGATGTTCGGATCACTGACGGGGAGGACGTCAATCCGAGCGTCGAAGTCTTCAGCTTTGATCTCCGAGGGGGCCCCAGCTACCTCATAGGGGTAAACCGGGGGGAGATTTTCAGCGAAGATACGCGCCAGCAGCCGGAACTCCGTCTTCTGTGCGTAGTGCAACCGCTTGTGAATAGCAGACATGACCTTTGTTCCGCGCTCGATAAGCGCAACGGTCGTGCCCACAGGCATTTCTTGGTTCGCATCCCCAAGCTGCTGATCCGCCAAAGACACAAAACGGCGCCCGTCGTTGATCAGACCACCCAGCATGCTGGCCAGCGTTCCCGACGGCTCTTTGTACGGCAGCGGAATAATAGCGTCTCGGATGTTGCCACCCGGCGCGTCGATGTCACGGAACTCTCCCGGCTGAAGAGGTTCGTCGCTGTTGCGGACGCGCACCCCACGGGCCTTAAAGCCTGCGGGCAAGTTCGAAAGGGTGCCCGCGTCGATGAGCTGGCGGAGCAGGCTGGTGGCCGCACGGCCCAAGCCACCAATCATATGGATCAGGCCGAAGCCGTAGAACCCAAGACCCGGCATAAATTTGTAGTGAACGAAGTACTGACGCTTCCGCTTGAGCGGATCCGTCTCGTCGTAGTTGCGGCGGATGTTCAGGATCTGCCCGGACGAGTCGTCAACGGTGACGATGTACGGGAGCTTGATGCCGGTAGGCTCTCCGGTCATCGGGTCCATGTCCTCGAAACCCTCAAGGTCAAGCTCGACGTGCATCTCCAAAACGGTCAGCACATCATCCGAATAGTTCTTCGACAAGCCCTCAAGCTCGTTCACCTTCTGACGAACCTTGTTGTCTTCGGTGTCGTCGGAAGGCTGCAGATCAACGTCGCGGTAGATCCCCGCGTACTGCATCTTTTTTACATCGTTCATGTCCATGCGCAGGACGTGCGTCACGCGACTGGCCGTTCCAAGGTCGGACGCCGAGTACGGCACCACGAGATCCTGCGCCGGTACAAACTTCGACATCGGCCGATTGCGCGTTGCGTCGAAGTACACTTTCTTAAAAGTTGAACCAGACAGCGGAAGATAGAACAGCATCTGGTCCATATCTGGATCAAACTCTTCCATCACCTCGGTGATCTGGTAGTTCATAAAGTCCTTGACGCGGTTGGCTTGGTCCTCGCGCTGCGGGGTCTTCGCTCCGATCACGTTCGTGCGAACCGGGCCGCCAGCAGGCAGAAGCTCCTTGTAAGCCTGCGCTTGGAACTGGGTCACGCTCTCGCTGATCAGCGGGTGCGTCACGCCCGACGCGCCTTCAAAGGGCGTCGTGCGCTCCTCGACTTTCAGGCCAAGCAGGTCGAGCCCGTTGACGTAAGTGTCTTCCCACTCCGAACGAGAGCTAAGGTCGTCCTGATAAAGACCCCGCAGATCAGAAGACAGTTCTCCAAGAGTGCCGTCATCCAAAAACTCCGCAAGGTTTGAGTCGAACGGAATGAGTTCCTCCGCAAGACCCTGCTCTTCCAGCATGGCCAAAGCCTGTACGATCGCACCGCCCTCTCCGTCGGGGATGACCTCGGCTCCACCCTCGAACTCCTCGGGCATATTCACCATGATTTCCATCTCAGGGAGACCGTCGGTGTTCGTCGGGTCAATGCCTGAGTCAACGAGTGTGCCCATGGGGCGAGGGGGTAATGCCATTAGTAATACACCCGCTGACGGGGCCTCCATTCTTCCTCTGCGTCGTCCTCACCAGCAAGCGAAATAAATCCGCCCTGACGGAAACGCATGAGAGCTAAGGTCATGCTATCACAAAAGTCGTCATGATCGCCATTGGGAAATGAAACAACCTCTTCAACGACCTCTTCAGCAAACGGCTTGGCCATTGGAGCCCACACTACTCCTGACTCAAACAGTGGGGCAACCATGTGCATGCGGGTAATCTTGTCTACCCCGCCCTTCCCCGCCTTTTTGCCCGGTGAAAACCCAAGTGCCGGGATACCGCGGAGCCGCAACTCGTCAATGAGTGGCATACCAGAAGCTTTCGCCTCGACCAACACCATGTCCGGCTCCCAGTATTCGTGCTCCTCATAGGCAATCTCCTTCAGCTCAGGGAAATTCCATCGGCCCCTGCGGGCATCCATGAGGATGATGCTGTCCGGGCCGCCCTCCTCGGGCTCGAACACACCCCATGTGGTGATTGCTGAGTAGTCGGCCGTCTCTTTTTTCGAGAACGCCGTATCATATGCCTGTAATACGTACTTAAGGTTGGGGATCTTATCTTTGTCCCAATCTTTCCACCATTCTTTCTTGATAATCGCACTATTGGAACTCGTCGGCTGCTGTTGCCACTGCGCGTTCCATTTACCCGGAGGCAACGAGGCCTTGATCCCGAGCAGTGCGTCCTTGTCCCAGAACTCCGGCCACAGCGGGCTGCCTGACGGCATGATCGCCGGGAACTCCACGACCTCCCACTTGTCCGCCATGACGTCATTGGACTGCCGCTCGAGCAAGCGACCGGTCAAATCCTTCTTCCCCCAGCGTGTCATCACCAAGATGATGGCGCCACCGGGCTGCAGACGCTGACGAGGACCAGAGGTGTACCACTCGTAGGCGTGATCGAAGGCTGTTTCGCTCAGCGCGTCCTGTTCCGAGTGAGGGTCGTCAATGATAAACAGGTCCGCACCACGACCAGTGACTGCAGCGCCCACACCAGCAGCAAAGTATTCGCCGCCTTTGTCAGTACCCCATTTGCCCGCACCTTTGTTGTCCTCCTTGAGGCTGGTTCCCGGGAAAATGTCCCGGTAATGCGGGTCGTCGATCAGATCCCGCACCTTGCGGCCGAACCGGACGGCCAATTCCGTGTTGTGGGTGGCCTGAATGATCTTGAGCTTCGGGTTTCGGCCCAAAAACCACGCTGGCATGAGGTAGCTGGCGAACTCCGACTTGGAATGACGCGGCGGCATGTTGATAATCAGCCGCTTTAGCTCGCCACGCGCCACGCGCTCGAGCTTTTCCGCAATAATCCGGTGGTGCCGACCCTCAATGAAGTTGTCGTACACGTGGTGCACGAACGGCATGAACGCGTTCTGCGCCTTTTCGCGCAGATCAAGCCGCTTTTTCGCCTCGGTGAGCGCCAAGATCTCCTTGAGCGCCTCCTCTGGGAGCGTTTGAAGGTTCATGTTCTAAGCGATGCCAGACCGGTTTGCGCAGGAACAGTGATCGGGGCCACGCGCGGGCGCGGAATCGCGAATGTCGGTTGCGGTGACAGCGGCAAAATGGCCGGAAGCGTAGATACAGCCGTATATCCGGACGTCGGCATCACCTCAGTAGGCATCTGTGGACCCGGTTGCGGGAATGGCGGGAACGGCGGAAGCGGTTGCTCGGCCGCCGC